CGTCCCGAGGGCCTGACCTAATCAACCAGCACCAAGCAGGTGCGAACATGAAGAAAACCACTATGCAAGACAGACCAGATACCTGGGCGGTGATGCTTGCGTGGCTTGTAAACCACAAAAACGAAGCTGGCTATTCGGTACTGGCTTTTGTCATGTCGATACTCGCTACCTCGCGCGGCGCGAAATCAAAGTGGAAAGACCGGATCGCCGGCGCAACGATGTGCGGGATCCTTTGCTTCTTCGCTCAGCCGACACTCACGGCTATATGGGCAATCTTCAACTGGAATTTCCCACCTGAGCTTTGCTGGCCGATCTCGGCTGGCGTCGGGTATGTGGGGGTGGATTCGCTTTTCGCCTATGCGCGCCGTCGCCTTGGCCTGAATGAACCGGGAGACAAAGCAAATGCTGACCCTCAGTAAATTCCAGCAAGCAACGGGCACCAGTGCGGCACTGGCCGGTAAGTGGTTTCCAGTCGTGCTGGCTGCAATGCAGAAGTACGACATAAGCACACCGTTAAGGCAGGCGCACTTCCTCGCGCAGGTGGGGCATGAATCATCTGGCTTCGTGCATGTGGAAGAAAGCCTGAATTACCGCTACGGCGCATTGCTGGCAATGTTCGGCAATCGAATCAGCCAGGAAGATGCTTTCAGATATGGTCGTGTTGATTCGGGCCAGAATGCTCATCCGGCCGACCAGAAAATGATTGGCAGCATCATCTACGCCAACCGGAACGGTAACGGCGATCGCAACAGCGGTGATGGATATCGTTACCGCGGGCGCGGCCTGATTCAGGTGACGGGGAAGGCCAATTACGCCGCGCTGGTGAATCAGCTTGGCGTTGATATCGTAAAGAGCCCGGAACTACTTACTCAGCCTCAATATGCTGCTGAATCCGCAGCTGCCTGGTGGAGCAATCACGGACTTAATGCTATCGCTGACTCAGATGATGTTAGCCGCATCACCAGAATCATCAACGGTGGTACCAACGGACTGGAGGACAGGAAAGCCCGCTTGACTAAAGCTAAGGGGGTTTTATGTTCGGGTTAATCAGTTTATTCCGCATTTTCAAAAATAATGCGCACATTCTCATTCCTTGCGCGTTCATCATCCTTGTCGCTATCTGCCTGTGGGGGCTAAATGCCCGCAATCATCAGTTAACGGCGACGAACGACAGGCTGACACAGCTTAACGACAGCAAGGATGTGCAGATCAACGACCTGAGGGCTAAAAATGACGATCTGGCGGGGAGCGTTAAAGAACTTGCTGGCGCCGTTAACAGGCAAAACGTTGTCATGTCTGAAGTCGCAGAACAACGGGCTGAGTCTGCCAAGCAGAACCGAATGCTCCAGAGCGAGATTAAGCGCTACCTGGCGGCAGATAAGTGCGCTGCTGCTCCTGTTCCTGATGCCGCTGTTGAGCGGTTGCGCGCAGCAGCAGAAGCCGCCCGTGGAATACCGGGTGATAAAGCAGCCGGCCCTGAACCTTCCGGCGGATCTGACATCGCGAATTGATGTGCCTGATCTGCCAGACAATCCCTCATACGGTGACAGTGTTTCGATGAACGCGACACTTTACGGGATCGTCGGTCAGTGCAACATCGACCGGGCAGCAATTCGCAAAATTGAGAAAGGGCGAAATGATGAAAACCAACCAGTGCAGTGAAGGTTTCGACAACCCATCCAGGTTCCGTGAGGAATGGGATAAGCAGACCCAGGGGAAATAGAGCCTCATCCCTGAGGTTCTGACACAGTCTCTCCTCTGGACTTTAACCGTAGCAAATTCTCACAGCCTCGCATCCGCGGGGCTTTTTTATGTGCATCTCACGCGCATCTAAACGAGAGCCTTTCAGTAAGCGAGCCTGAGAAAAGCCGTTATAGGTGGCGACCTCTCTCGGGCGGCTTTTCTGTGAGACAGGCTCACTTTCTAAAAGGTAAAGACGCTATGAATAATCCATCAGTTATTCCGGCCTTCGACTTCCGAGAAATGGTGCAAGCCAAAAACGGAGAGGTCGTTACCACATCCCGAAAAGTTGCCACGTACTTCGGAAAGCGACACGGTGATGTGCTCAGGAAAATCGAGCAGGTTAAGGCCGATTGCTCAAGTGAGTTTAGCCAACGCAATTTTGCGTCGGCCGATTATATCGATGAGCAGGGTAAGGTTCGCCCGATGTATAGCCTGACGAAAGATGGCTGGATCATGGTTGTGATGGGGTTCACCGGGAAAGCTGCTGCGGCTATCAAAGAAAGCTACATTTCAGCTTTCAATTGGATGTCTGAGCAACTTAGCCGTCGCCTGGCCATGGGTGAAGAAATGCAGCACCGCTACGCCATTAAAGAAACGCGCTCAAAGTTGAAGGGCACGATCGGCAGCCGGTTGATGAACGAGCGGAAGAAAGAGAAACGTGTTCTGGCTGTGGAGCATGAGCACATCATGCAGGTAACGCAGCCGGAATTACTTATTGGCTGATCGCGGCATTACAGAAGCTCTTCACCGAGGGGCTTCGATAATGATCTGTGTAACCCCGCAAGGATGGTGATCACATCTTGCTGACGGGTAAGCCGTAAGTGGCTAAGCACTTCTGAGAAGCAGGGCAACAGCTGCGACAAGGCAAAGAGGTAATCATGTCCGACATCTACCAAATCACGCTAACCACCCAAACAGGCGAAACCTTCACGGGCAAGATGTCACGACGTCAGCCTGAGTTGGTTAACGGCTTTGTGCCGCTGGCGACTGAAACGGGCCAGTGGCTGTATTTCGCTCCTGCCGATGTGAAGCGAGTGGAGTTCACGCCAGTACCGGCAGAGCAGACCGTACAGCCAGAAGAACAAACAACGGAGTAACGAATGAGCAAACCGGACTGGGAGGCCATCGAGACGGCGTACCGGGCCGGAGTGATGTCCCTCCGAGAAATAGCATCACAGCACGGTATCAGCGAAGGCGCTATCCGTAAGCGTGCCAAGCGTGACGACTGGTCGCGTGACCTCAATGCGAAGATTCAGCAAAAGGCTGACGATCTGGTACGCAAACAGGAGGTACGCAAACAGGTACGCAACGAAAGCACTTTGACCGAACGCGTACTGATAGAGGCGACTGCCGAGGTGATTGCCACGGTACGCATGGAGCACCGGGGAGACATCCGACGGGCTCGAGAACTGACCAACACGCTATTCGATGAACTTGGTGCGCAGTGCGCAGATGTAAGCGCGCTCGAGCAGTTGGGCGACATCATGTTTGACCCCGACGATAAAGGTCGGGACCGGCTCAATGAAATTTATCAGAAAGTGATCAGTCTGCCTTCCCGCGTTAAATCCATGAAAGACCTGAGCGACAGTCTGAAGACGCTTATCGGCCTCGAGCGTGAGGCGTACAGCATCGAGAACAAGGCTGAAACTAAAGAGGTCACCCATAACGTCATGCTGGTGCCAACCAGTGACAACGTGGATGACTGGGAAGCGGCAGCGCAGAAACAACAGGACGGGGTGCTCGGTGGATGAATTACAAAGCTGTATGGAAGCCACTGCCTGGATCACAGTCTCTGGCGCTGAGTTGCCCGTGTAACGAAATCCTGTTCGAAGGCACTCGCGGCCCGGGCAAGACCGCTGCGCAGTTAGCCAGGTTCCGGCGTAATGTCGGCGTGGGCTATGGCTCTTTCTGGCGCGGAGTCATCTTCGATACCGAATATAAGAACCTTGCCGATATCATCACTCAGTCGAAGCGTATGTTTCGCCTGTTCAACGATGGTGCGCGATACCTGTCATCTGCGAGCGAATTGCGATGGGTATGGCCTACTGGCGAGGAGCTGCTCTTCCGCTTTGGAAAAGAGGCGGACGACTACTGGGATTTCCACGGGCAGGAATTCCCGTTCATTGGTTTTAACGAGCTGACTAAGCAGCAGTCCCCGGAATTCTACGAAATGATGTTCTCCTGCCGGCGCTCATCGTTCAGGCCGGAAAACTACCCGCTGGAGAATGGCAAGTTACTGAGGCCAATCCCGCTGGAGACGTTCAGCACGACCAATCCGTTCGGCATCGGGCATACCTGGGTGAAGAAACGCTTCATTGAGCCAGCGCCGCGCGGAACCGTACAGCGCGACCGGCAAATGGTATTCAACCCTCAGACTGAGCGAGAAGAGGAAATCACGCTTACCCGCGTTGCCATCCACGGATCGTTCAAAGAGAACCCGTACCTCGACCCGCAGTACATCGCGACCCTGATGGCCATCAAAGACCCTAACCG